GAGTTTGTAAATCAGTAGATAGACTTCTTGGCATTAGGTTATAACCTCTCTAACATCAAATGAAATACTGTAAAAACCGCTAGCATCTGTTGAATACATAATCTCATTATTTTCAAGATAAACAGTGAAACTAGGTTTGTTTACAGTAACAGCTTCATTATCTGCTAGAGATGCTACTAGATTTGGTGATATAAGAACAGTTAATGCTCCAGTACCATCAGAATCAATATCTGATTGAACCATGTAGACTTTACTATGATTTGCAAATTTAATTATGTCTCCAGCCTTTAAAGCACCTGTTTGACTAGCTGTAAAGCCATCTAAGACTATAGAAGCATCTCCTGATGTATGTGCTCCAACTACTTGAATATCTGTTTCTAACCTGCCTGCACCTAAATTATCTAGTGGTGCAACTATAGTAAAGTCCCCAAAAGAACCTTTTTGTTTTTGTAAAAATGCAAATACCTCTTGAGCCTTTTCTTGTTGTAAGGGTGGCATTTGCGCTGTAAAAGAAAAATATTGACTACCTATTTGTCTTGCTGTTTTTCTACCTGATAAAGTCTGATTTAATAAAGTAGGTCTATTATCTTTAAAATTTAAACTTCTAAAATTAGGAGATGTTGGAAATTGTCCTGACATTATACGACTCCCATTTTGCCTTGATTATTCATGGCATTGTTTATGATTGATGTTATCAATCCTTTTCTTGATGCTAGTAACTGGTCAAATCCAGCAGCATCTACTGTTGATATGTTGAAGTTGACTGTAGCTCCCATACCTTGACCTTTAGTATGGTCAATAACAGTTTCATTAGGATGTAATATTGCAGGGAATCCACCTCTTCCATCTATACCACCTGCTCTTACCCCCATGCCTGTAAAACCACCACCTTCGTTACTAGATTGGAATAAAGTATCGCCATCAGTTAATTTGTTGTACTCGATTGCACTTTGTATATCGCCAATTTTACCTTTAACCATACCTACAGCTTTTTGAATAATAAAAACATTTATTAATTCATTTATTATTGCTCTTGTTATAGATGTTGCTAAATCTTTAAAATCTAAAAATTGTTGACTTGCTATATCAAAGAAATTTGTAAATGCATTTGTCAGTTGACCCTCTACTGTATCTGCAAAATCTTTTGTGATTAAAATACTTTCTTTTATTGTGTTATTTAGCTTATTTTCAGAAGCATTATTTTCATCTGTATTTACTTTTAATTTTGCTGCAATTTCAGCTTGTTTTTTTCTTTGTTCTAATGCCTTGTTTAATAATGCAATTTCTTCTTCAGCCTTTTGTATTTGTCTATCAGTTTGTGCTAAGCCTCGATAATTACTTTTATTCATACCCTCTCGAGTCAATAACAACCTATCTAAAATATCTTTTTGTTCATTTAAAGCAGTATTTAGCTCTTTTGTACTTTTAGTAAACAAATCAGGTTTAATTAAACCCATGGCTTCTGCAAAATCAAGAATAGCTTTTGATGTGTTAATAAAAGCACTTTGCAATGGCTCAAGAACTTGTCTTTTTAGTCTTGCCATAGTGTCATTAAATGCTTCTGCTTTTCTTATGGTTTCTTCAGTCATTATGCCATCAGCAGATTCAGCTAAATCTTTCATAGCTTCAGAGCCATCCTTCATTAGAACTGACATTTTTAAACCAGCCCTACCAAAAACATCTGCTAAAATTGCATTTCTTTCAAAAGCATTTTCAACACCATCTAATGCTTTCATTAAATCTAAGAAAACATCTTCAACAGCCCTGCTTTCACCATTAGCATTTTTTATTTGTATACCAAATTTCTCAAGAGTTCTTCCTACCTCAGATGTTCTAATACTAGCTTGACCAACAAGTTTTGAGAAGACCATCATACTTTTATTAAATTCTTCAGTTGACATTCCTGACTGACCAGCAGCAAATTGATATTTTTGTAAAAATTCTGTTGATACTTTTAAACTATCAGCAGTTTTACCAATATTATCAGCCAACTGTAATGCTTCATTTCCAAATTGCACAATTTGTCTAACAGCAAAAACACCAGCAAAAGCACCAGCTAGTTTTTTCATAGCATTTTGTGTGCTGTTAATGTTTTTATTAACTGAATTAAAACCCTTTTTACTTTTATCTTGGGCTGTAATTCTTAATTTATAATCAGTTGCCATTTTTTATTTGCCTATTTTTTTCCTCTAAGTATGCCATCCATCCTGTAAATTCGGATAAGGTCATCTTTTCTTCTAGTTCCTGAAGTGTGCAATGCAACATTTCAGCTAGATAGTATTTAGCAAATAAGTCCTTATCCTCTGCTACTTTTTTGCTTGTTGTTCTACACTTGGTGATGACATGATTTCAGTTGCAACTCTTGCAAGCACATCTTTATCCACACCATTCATAAGTGTATGTTTATCTGATAGGTCAAATACTTTTTCACCATCAGAATCTAAGGCTTTATATATTAAGCAATAAGCCATCAATGCTACATCATCATCTTTTGCATATCGTTGCAATTTAGACATTTCTGCTAGCGTTAATGGCTTTGCATATACTTTAAGAACCTCATCTCCATCACTCCACTCAGGTATCTCTATCTCTTTGACATCTAATGAGTCAAAATGAGCTTTAGCCTTATCTATAAGTTTCATATTCTTATACTGTTGTTGATGTTAATGCACCAGTACCTTGTACTGAAACACTTGCTTCAACCAATCCATCAAATGATGCACTTCTTGAAACACCAGTAACAATAGCTGAACCAGTATAATAAGTATCACCTGCTGTATCTCCTTCAGGATATACATTAAGAGTTACTTCTGAGCCAATGGTTAAAGCACCTTGACCTGAAGTATCAGTCTCATCCCAAAATACATCTAAACTTCCTGAGAAAGAAGTCAATGATGGTTTATACGTTCTAGCAGAATCACCCATTGAAGTATCTTCTAAAGTATCAGCAGATTCTTCTATTGAGTAAGACCTAATTTCAGCTACAGCATTAGAACCGACTTTTACAGTTCCTTCACTTCCTTTATGTGTTGCCATTTTCTACCTCGTCTTTCGACTTTTTCTTAGAAGAAGGTTTAATTTTATCTTGCGAATGGACTGCTTCTTCTTTCCAGCCCTTTTTCTTCATTGACTCAACCTGAGTAGGGTGAGCTATTACAGAACTTTTACCATTTGGACTAATTAATTTCATAATTTGTCTCCTATACTGCTACATCAGGATTAGTTTCCTGAACATAGTAATTAGTTAAAAAGGTTAAACTCACATACCCTAGTGGTTTCTCACCTTCACCATTAAACTCTATTTCAGTTGATTCTAAATAACAGTCTTTAGCTAATCCATCTAAAGTTCTATCTGCTGCTATTGCTTTTTCAACTTCTTTTGATATTGTATCAATAGTATCATCAAAGTCACTAGTAGCTTTTGCATATCCTTCTACTACCACTGACAATTCTCTACTCATAACTCTATCAGTACCTATAACTATTGGTTCAGATGTTTCTGACTTAGTATAGATAACTAATGCTGGTACTGTTTCTAATGGATAAACCCTAGACTCATAAACTCTTGAACCAGTTGTAGTTAAACCAGTTAAAGTAGTACCAAACTTTTCTCTTATTTGTTGTCTTACATGATTTGCCATTATATTTCCTCTAACATTAATGCACTAAAACCTGTTCTATCTGCCTGTATATTAACAACAGTATAACTTTGTGCTGCTTTGAGTATATTACCATTTGTATCTTTAATTGCAGATACATCTAATCTATTTCCAAATGCAATATTTGGCACATCTATAGTTCTGCAATAGGCTATTGGTTTTAATGCTTCAACACCAATGCCTTCTTCTTGTTCTACATATTCATTATTTAGAATAATATTAATTGTTGTAGAAGTACCTGAATTTGTATAAACAGCAGAAACCCCATGACCAAAATTAATATCTAAATATCCAGCCATATCTAATTCAGTTTCTAATCTAAATTGAGACATTATTCTTCCTCTAACACCAAAGAAACTAAACCTGTATTATCAGGTTCTACTGACCTAACAGTAAATGCTGTTTGTGCTTTTAAAACATTACCTTTATCAGTTGTTATTGCATCAACAATTAATCTATCTTCTTGAGATATATAGGGTACATCAGATGATTTAATTATTGCTCTTGGTTGATAGCCAGCAACAGGAACAGTACCACCTTCTATATTGAAATATTCTTGGTCTATTATGATATTAACACTATAGGCATCTCCTGAATCAATATCAAACCAAGTATCAATTAATCCTTGTCTTGAATCCCATAGTGAAGATTGGACTTCAAAGAAAGTGGCAGTAACACCATGACCTGTTGTGGTATCAACATAGGCGTTAAAATCTAATGCACTCTCTAAAGGCATGATTTACTTTTTAGCTCTAGTCTTAGGAGCTTTTGTGTTTGAAGTTTCTAAACCTACGCTTCTATCTTCTTTTTTTGCTTTAGGTTTAGCTGTATGTACTTCAGCTTTTCCATAACCACATAAAGCATGACCTTCATGCTCAGGTAATTCTATTACGTCACCAGCATGAACTTTAGAACCGCCAGCCATTGTATCTTGTAAAATTTTATATTTTTTCATATTTAAGTTGGGGGTATTGCTACCCCCATTCCATTTAAGCATCAGTTAATTAGTCAGATGATTTACAGAAAGATACTGCATGTCTTACAGCAACATCAACAGTTTGTAGAGCAACAATTCTTACTCCACCTGAAGTTGATAATGCATAAGGGTCAACAGTAATATCTAGTCCACCATACATACCAATTAATAGGTCTGCAAAATTACCAAAGTAGAAATCACCACTTGTTACTTGATTACTTCTGATTACATTATAGCCATTCATGCTATTGTCAGGAGAAACAACAAACTGAGCAGTGCCAGTAGCCTTTTCAGTTGTTTTCAAAGTACCAAAGTCAGCAGGTCTACAGATGTAACCTAAAGAACCATTTAAAGCATTGTCATTAGCAACAGCGCTTTCCATAGCTACAATTTCAGCCCAAGTTGGGTTAGCAGCAGCAAAAGTTGTTGTGTTAATGCCTGATGTTGCAGAAATACCTGTAGGCTGACCACTTGTACCTGAACCAGCTAAAGCACCTAAATCAATAGCAGTAGCTATAGATTGTGTTAGGTCATCTCTGATTAAGTTCTCAACATCTAAAGAACTTTGCTGTAAAAGTAATCGAGTTGCATCCGTAAACGCTCCAATTACGCGAGGGGTCATTGTTACTGAACCTGAAGTAAATTCACTTTCAGCAGCAGCAGCACCTTCTGTTGCAATCCAACCAGCAGATGAAGCAGCAGTTTTCTTAGGAATTACAACATTACCTTGTAATCCTCTAAGCATTGTTGCACCAGCTTGCATTACGCTTGAGCTGTTTCTTAATACATCAATAAAATCTCCACCTCTGTAATCTTCAGCGATTAGAGTTGAATCATCAGATGAATTAATATCTCTTTGCTTCCAAGTTCTTAGAACTTCAGCAGGCAACATGATACCTTGAGCATCTTTACCATACTGTCTTGCAGCTTCAGCAGAACATTCAAATTCAAATGCTGCTTCTTCTTGTGCTTTTCTGTCAGATGGGTTAGCCATAGCTCTAATAGCTTTTACTAGGCTAAATTCTCTTACTTCTTCTTTAGTCATGCCAATTTCTGAAGGAGTTTCTAGTGGAGTGTTGTTAGAAATATTTTCTAATAATACACCTCTGAATTCTTCAACTGAAATACCATCACTAATTGCTTTATCAGCTAAATCTCTTTTATTGTGTCTAGCAGCTAAATCTATAATCTCTTTTGAGTTTCTTTTAAATTCGGCTTTTGCTTCATCAATAGTCTGAGTTCTAACTTCTTCAAGATTAATATCTTGTTTCTTTTCGTTTTCCATTAGTTTTACCTCAATGTTTTTGTGTTGTTTATCTTTAGAACGACCAACCCCAACAAGTCGACTTTGGTCAGCAGGAACAGACACACTGGATACTTCCATTGGTGTCCACATTGCTTTATAAAAAGTTTCATCATTTTCTTGATATCGTTCCAACTTATCAATTCTGTAGCCAACTGAAATGTTCATTCGTATACCATCAGCCACATCTTCAAATACTTCACGAGCTAAAGCAGATTTACCAAATCTAACTACTGCAGTTGTCCTTTTTGCAGTCTCATCTAATTTGAATTCTTCAATTACACCAATTTGCTTAGTCATATCATGGTCAAGCAATAATGGTGCTCTGCCTGAATTTATAAACTCCATGTTTATATCTCCAGCAGAATGTCCTAGCACTTCCATGCCAAAACTACGTTCTACAGGTTCTTCAGAAGAAACGCCTACGCGAACTATTCTTTTTTCTTCATCAAGATAAGAATGTTTAGATAAATCAATAGTTCTATATTTCATAGGCATATCAATTACTTTTCTTTCCTCGTCTTGATGTTCCATAGATACTTCATCAGTCATTTCTACTTCTTCACCTTCATGTTCTACATCCTCATGCTTTGCGAATTCAACAATAACTTTATCGTCAGTTTCACTCACATTAAGGATATGTCTATCTTCTTTATTCATAGATTTCTCCTCTTCATTTGTTAATAAAGGATGTTTTTCTGATTCTTGCGAATCAAAACTTTTTAAATCTTTACTCATCATCTTCCCCACCTTGTATCTTAGCTTCTACAGGTAGTTTCTGACCAAATGGTTGATAGGCTAGTTCAATACCATACTGTTTAGCCAATTCAATTTCTTTTTGATGTTGTTCAAAAAGCTCTTCAGTATCTCTTCCGTATGCACCAGCAATGTCTGAATAACTTAATGTTCCATTTTGCAAACCAATTACATTAGCCTGCATTTCTTTTAAAGGGTCAATCCAAGCAAAACTTCTTGGTATGTAA